CCGCACTCAAGCGCCGCTCGATCGTCCACCTCGGCAGCCCGTGGCGCGGCGTGCTGCCGCGACCGGACGGCGCCTATACCGCGCGGGACCGCTACACGCTCGTCGGTCTCTACTCGGGACTGGTGGCGGCGGCGCCCGTGCAGGTCGAGGCGATCGGCAACCTGTCGGCGGGGTTCGACACGGGAACGCACGACTTCGACCTGTCGGGTTATTTCTCCGGGCAGACATCCTACTCGATCGCCCCGGCGGTCGAGGTGGGCTGGGCGCTCGACACGGGAACGGGCGTGCTGACGATCGACACGGACGTCGCCGACACCTTCGGGCCGTACACGGTGACTGCCACCAACGCCGCTGGCAGCGTCGAGAGTAACGCCTTCACGGTCAAGGTGAGCGAGAGCTCGGTGCCGATCTACGGCGGCTTGTCTTCCATCAGCAATTTCGGAATCGGATTCTAGGAGCGCATTCATGGCCGCAGGCACGATGACCATTGAGTATCTCGGCAATGTCATTCGCTACACGAACTCGTCGACGGCGAACGACGACATCCTGATCCAGACCGACGACGTGTCGCGTTATGACACTTTCATGCTCATGTCGACGGCTGGCACGGTAGATGTGTTCGTCTCGCTCGACGGCACCAACTACGCGACGGCGCCCTTGAGCCTGGTCGACCAGGGTGCGACCACGAGCGACCCGGTGGTGGTCACCGCGGCTTTGCGCTGCTACGGGTTCCGCGGCAAGTTCCGCAAAATCCGCATCATGCAGAACGGCGCGACCAACCCGACGGCCGCGACCCTGCTGTGCGGCGGACTCGGTGGCTGATGTCGCTCGATCCGAAACAGGAGCGCTTTGCGCAGGAGTACCTGATCGACTGCAACGCCTCGGCGGCGGCCATTCGCGCGGGATTCAAGAGCGCCCGCGACGGTTCGACCCTGATGCAGATCGAGGGTGTCGCCAAGCGTATCGAGGAACTGCAGGCCGAACGCGCCGAGCGACTCGCGGTCAAGTCGGACTGGGTCGTGCAGCAATTGCGCATGATCGTCGAACGCTGCATGGAGCTCGAGCCGGTGACCGAGAAGGGCCAGTTGGTGCTCGAGACGGACGCCTTCGGCGAGGTCCGCGCGGTCGTCAAGTTCAATCCCGCGGGCGCCACCAAGGCGCTCGAGTTGCTCGGCAAGCACATCGGGATGTTCGTCGACAAGGTCGAGCATAGCGGAAGTGTCGAGACGCGCGAGTTCTCGGAGAACGAGAACGCGCGGCGCATTGCCTACGTCCTGAATCAGGCGCTGAAGCAGAAGCGGCAGCGCCTTGATTCCTAACCGTCGCGGCCCGGTAGACCGCAATTGCAACAGCAACAAGCATCGGAGAATTGAAAAATGGGTACGGTAGCCTCCCTGCACGGGCGCAAGCTCGGCGTCGACGTCAACACCAACCACCTCGAGTCGAACGGGATCGAGATCACGCGCCCCTGCGTGGACGCCTCGATCACGGTCGGCGATGAGTCGAACGATGTGCGCGCGATCACGATCCAGTTGAAGGACGCGAACGGTGTCGACATCAACTACGTCGAAGAGGTCGAACTGCACCTCTTCACGAGCGCCGCGCGCACGGCCTACGTGACGACCGGCGGCTCGACCGGCATCGCGATCGGCACGGACGGCGCCTTGCTCGCCCTGGTCGCGAAGAAGATCTTCGTCGCCACCAGCGAGTCGGACGGCGACATCGACCTGACGTGGACCGACACTGGCACGGAGGCCGCTTATCTCGGCGTCAAGTTGCCGAACGGTCGCTACGTCATGTCGAGTGCCCTCACCAACGCGGGCTGATGCAACTCGCTGAGATCCTGTCGCTGGTGGGGGAACTCCCTCCCGACCAGCGGCAGGATCTCATTGATCGCGCGCAGGCCAACACGCGCGACCTGGTGTGGGTACCGAACCCCGGCGCGCAAACGCTCGCCGCGGATTGCGAGGCGGACGAGCTTTTCTACGGAGGAAGCGCTGGGGGTGGGAAACTCCAGAGCGTCGACGAGTTGGTCCTGACGCCGGGGGGATGGGTCAGGATCGGGTCGCTCGAAGTAGGTTCCAAGGTATGCGCGGTGGACGGCACCGTCACCGAGGTCATCGGCGTCTACCCGCAGGGAGTGAAGGCGAACTATCGGGTGAAATTCACCGATGGCGCGAGTTGCCTGGCGGGGCTGGAGCACAACTGGCTCGGTTGGTGGACGGGGCGCTCGCGCAAGATGGCGAACGCCAAGACGTGCGGTGAAGCCTCCGCGCAGAAGTACACCACGGCTGAGATTATCGCGGGCATGGCGCGGCGCAGTGAACTGGGGAGTTCGCGAAAGTTTGCGATCCCGGTGATCTCGGCACCGGTTACGTTCAACGTACCGGGATGCCCGAGACGCGAAGGGAAAGGCGGCGTGTATGTCCGCCGAGAGGTCGATCCGTACCTGCTCGGATTGATCCTCGGCGACGGATGCATCTCGGTGGAGAGGGCCGTCTCGCTGACGACCGCCGATGAGGAGATTGTAGATTCCGTTAAGAGACTGGCGCCGGGCGATGTCGCGATTGATGTTCGCGAAGGCAATGCGGCCGTCGCGATAAAGTTCCGCGGCGAGACGCGCCGGTTCCTCGTGGAACAATTCGGAAAATCGCGCCTCGGGTTGACGGGCCACAAGGCTGACTCGAAGTTCATCCCGCGCATCTATCTCTTCGGATCGGCCGAGGAGCGCTGGTCGCTCTTGCAGGGGCTGATGGACACGGACGGGTGGGTGGAGCAGGACGGCAACGCTTACTACTGCACGATTTCGCCGCAGTTGGCCGAGGATGTCGCGCACCTCGCTCGCTCGCTTGGGGCGGTAGTGTCGACGCGAGAGAAATCGCCGACCTACCGTTACAAGGGTGAATCCCGCAATGGGCAACGGGCGTACACGTTGCGGATCAAGATACGTGATGCGAGCTGGATGTTTCGGCTCGAGCGCAAGAAGATGCTCTGTGTTGGTGAGCCGCAGAGCATGGGGCGGTACGTCGAGTCGATTGAGTACTCGCACGATGCCGAGAGTGTGTGTATCCAGGTGCGGCACGCGTCGTCCTTGTACATCACGCGCGACTTCATCGTCACGCACAATACGGACCTGGGCGTCGGACTCGCTCTCACGCAGCACAAGCGCTCACTGATACTTCGGCGCACAAACAAGGAGGCGTCGAAGCTCTTCGACCGGTTCTTCGAGGTGCTCGGACATCGCGACGGCTGGAACGGCCAGCAGTCGGTGTGGCGGTTTCCTGATGGGCGAGTAATCGACATCAGTGGATGCGAGCAGGAAAGCGACAAACAGAAATATAAAGGGACGCCCCACGATCTTAAATTTTTCGATGAAATTTCCGATTTCCTCGAATCGCAGTACCGGTTCATCTCGATCTGGAACCGTTCGGCGGACCCGAATCAGCGCTGCCGGGTGCTGGCCTGTGGCAATCCGCCGACCACGGCCGAGGGGCTGTGGGTCATCAAGTACTGGGCGCCGTGGCTCGATCCCACGCACCCGAATCCGGCGAAGCCGGGTGAATTGCGGTGGTTCCTCGAGGACCGGGAGGTCGACGGGCCCGGGCCGCATCTCTCGGGCGGCAAGATGGTGCGCGCGCGTTCGCGCACGTTCATCCCCGCGGTACTCGAGGACAACCCCGACCTGCTCGAGTCGGGCTACGACAGTGTGCTCGCGAACCTGCCCGAGGAACTTCGGCAGGCCTATCGCGAGGGCCGCTTCGACACCGTCCTGCAGGATGACGCCTACCAGGTCATCCCGACGGCGTGGATCCGCGCGGCCCAGGAACGGTGGACCGAGAAGCCTCCTCTCGGGATTCCAATGTGCGCGATCGGCGTCGACGTCGCACAGGGCGGACGGGATTGCACGACCCTCGCCCCCCGGCACGATGGATGGTTCGCGCCCCTGATCTCGGTGCCGGGTACCGAGACGCCTACGGGGCCGAGCGTGGCCGGGCTTGTCGTGCAGCATCGCCGCGACGACGCGGTGATCGGGATCGACATGGGCGGCGGCTATGGCGGTTCGGCCTACGACCACCTGAAGGAAAACGGGGTTGAAGTCTTCGGCCACAAGGGTGCTGAGGGCAGCGTGCGTCGCACGGTCGACCGGCAGCTGGCGTTCCGCAACAAGCGCGCGGAAGTCTACTGGCGGTTCCGCGAGGCACTCGACCCGGGGCAATCCGGCGGTAGCCCGATCGCACTGCCTGCGGACCCGGAACTGGTCGCGGACCTGACAGCGCCGAAGTACAAGGTCGGCCCGAACGGGATCGAGATCACGCCCAAAGATGTGTTGGTGAAGAACCTCGGCCGCTCGCCCGACAAGGGGGACGCGGTCGTGATCGCGTGGTCGATCGGCCCGAAGGCGATCACGCACGGCGCGCAGTGGCGCGAGGACCAGAAGTTCAAGCTCGGCAATCGCGCGCCCGTGGTCGACATGGGTCGGCGCAGGAGACGCTGATGGCTCAATTGATGAAGTCGGTGAAACGGCAGAAGAAGCGGAAGACCCAGATCCGCAACGAGCACGCGCCGATTCACGAGCGCAACCTCGCGCCGTTCGGGCTGGGGACTACCAACTCCCGCCTGCAGCAGGGATCGAGCATCTTGAACCTCACCGAAAAACTCGGTGGATGAGGAGTCCTCCATGTCCGGTCTATTCAGTTCGCCGAAGACCCCGAAGCCGGTCAAGCCGCCGCTCGCGATGGACGACGAAGCCTTGCGCAAGGCCCGCCGTAAATCGGTCGCCCGGCAGCAGTCCCGCAGTGGTCGAGCCTCGACCATCCTGACCGATACGTCCGAGAAACTCGGGTACTGATGTGACCGACGTTCAAGCCCTCATCAAGCAGGGCGACTGGCTGTTCCAGAAGCGCTCGCAGTTGATGCAACTGTGGCAGGACCTGGGCGACAACTTCTACCCCGAACGCGCGGACTTCACGGTCTCGCGCGAGGTGGGGGATGAGTTCGCCGCGGGCCTGATGTCGAGCCGGCCGCTGCTGGTGCGGCGCGAACTCGGCAATGCATTCTCGGCAATGTTGCGTCCGCGCGATCGTGAGTGGTTCAAGATCACCATCGATCGCGAGGAGCGGCTCGACCGCGCCGGCCGCGAATGGCTCGAGTGGGCCTCGGGCGTGCAGCGTCGGGCGATGTACGACCGGCACGCGCAATTCGTGCGCGCGACCAAGGAGGGCGACAACGATTTCGCCACCTTCGGCCAGTGTTCGATTTCGCGCGAGATCGACTGGCAGCAGAACACGCTGCTGTACCGCTGCTGGCATTTGCGCGATATCGCATGGTGCGAGGATTACTCCGGCAAGATCGACCAGGTCCACCGCCGCTGGAAGCCGACCGTTTCGCAGTTGAACCAGCGCTTCCCGAAGAAGTTGCACCAGAACCTGCAGAAGGTACTCGAGAAGGAGCCCTATCGCGAGATTGAGTGTCGGCACGTCGTGATGAAGGCCGAGGACTACAAGGGAGCCGCGAAAATTCGCACGCCCTGGGTCTCGGTCTACTTCGACGTCGAGAATGAGCACTTGCTCGAAGAGGTCGGCACGTACAGCCGGATCTACACGATCCCGCGCTGGCAGACGGTGTCGGGGTCGCAGTACGCCTATTCGCCCGCGACCGTGATTGCGCTGCCCGATGCGCGATTGCTGCAGGCGATGACGCTCACCCTGCTCGAGGCGGGCGAGACGGCGGTGCGCCCGCCGATGATCGCGGTCAGGGAAGCGATTCGCTCCGACGTGGCCTTGTTTGCAGGCGGTGTGACCTGGGTGGATGCGGAATATGACGAGCGACTGGGCGAGGTGCTGCGCCCGCTCACGCAGGACAAGCGCGCGATGCCGTTCGGGATCGAGATGCAACAGGGCATCGAGATGGCGCTTGCGGAAGCGTTCTTCCTCAACAAGTTGACGCTCCCGCCGGCCGAGGGGGAGATGACGGCCTTCGAGACCGCGCAGCGTGTGCAGGAGTATATCCGCACCGCGCTGCCGCTCTTCGAGCCGATGGAGATCGAATACAACGGCGCGCTCTGTGAGGACACCTTCGACGCACTGATGCGCGTCGGTGCGTTCGGTTCGGTGGATGACATCCCCGAATCGATCCGCGGCGCCGAGGTGCAGTTCCGGTTCGAGTCGCCGCTCCATCGCGCGCTCGAGCGTGAGAAGGGCGCCCGCTTCGAGGAAGGCCGCGCGCTCGCGATTGCCGCCGCGGAGCTCGATCCGAAATCGATCAACGTGCTCGACGTGCGCACCGCGCTCCGCGAGGCGCTCGAGGGTGTCGGCGTGCCGGCCAAGTGGATGCGCGACCCCGAGGTGGTCGAGGAGATGGCCGCGCAGCAGACACAACTCGAGCAGGCGGCGCAGGCCGCCGCGCTCGCCGAGCAGGGCGGCAAGGCGGCGAACCAGATCGCGCAGGCTGAAGAGGTCTCTGCGCGCACGGCGTCTCTGACCGGATGAGTCGCAAGGCGGGACTGCCGAGCGCGCAACCGTGGGTGCCGCCCACCTGGGACAAGCCCGACGCGGCGGCCTTCCAGGCGCTCGCGCGCGGGGACTGCCCGCCGCATCTGCAGCAGCGCGCGCTCAAGTTCCTGATCGAGAACCTGTGCGGGACCTACGACCTGAGTTTCAGGCCGGACGATCGCGCGACGGTGTTCGCGGAGGGCCGGCGGTTCGTCGGCTTGCAAGTCGTGAAGTTGCTCAACATCAATCTGGAGAAATTCAAGCATGACTGATCCCGTCACGACGGCGGCGCCCGCAGGGGACACCCCGCCGATCCAGACCGATCCCTCCAACCCGCAGGCCTCCACCGCGGCACCGGCCAGTAGCACACCGCCCGTCGCGACGGTGCTCGATCCGGCGGCACCCGCGGGCGCCGAACCCTCGGCCGAAGGCTGGGGCGCCGACTGGCGACAGAAGTACGCGGGCGACGACGAGAAGTTGCTGAAGCGCCTCGAGCGCTACGCCTCGCCGAAGTCGGCGATCGATGCGCTGCTCGAGGCACAGACCAAGATCAGCAAGGGCGAGTTCGCGAAGCCGCTGCCGGCGGACGCGACCGACGAGCAGAAGGCGGCTTGGCGCGAGGCGAACGGGATCCCGGCGAAGCCCGAGGATTACTTCGCGAAGCTCCCGAACGGGGTCGTGCTCGGCGACGAGGACAAGGCGATCTTCGCCTCGGTGGCCGAGAAACTCCACGCGCACAACGCGCCGCCCGAGATCGTCCACGAGCTCGTCGGCTGGTACAACGAGTTCAAGGACGCGGAGATGACTCGGCTCGCGGAGATGGAGCAGTCGACCCTCGCCTCGACGCAGGACGCGCTGCGCGAGGAGTGGGGCGGCGATTACCGCGCCAACGTCAACGTGATCAACAGCCTGCTCGCCTCGGCGCCCGAGGGCATCAAGGACTCGATGTTGACCGCGCGGTTGCCGGATGGCACGCCGCTCCTGCACCAGCCCGCGATGATGCGCTGGCTCGCGCAGCAGGCCCGGGAGATCAACCCGGCGGCGACCCTGGTGCCGAATGCGTCGAACCCGACGCAGGGCATCGAGCAGGAGATCGCATCGATCGAGAAGACGATGCGCACGGATCGCAAGTCGTACAACAACGACGAGAAGATGCAGGCGCGCTACCGGCAGCTGCTGGAAGCGCGCGACAAGTTGCTCGCGCGAGCGAGTTGATTTTCACGCCGGACAACCCGCAAGGCCCCGGCACGTTCCCGAACCCGCTGATACGAAGCCCCGCGACGCAGGGGAGAGGCCCGGCTTTGCTGACAACCCTCGAGCCTGCTGAGTGGACACCCTGAGTAGAAGCACCTCGTACATCCCTTCACTACAAGGTGCAAGACAATGGCCGCAACGGCTTTTCAGACGCAGTAAAATATTGCTGCATAACTGGAACTGAACAACGGGAAAGCGCGTAGGCGTCAACCCGACGGAAGGTTTCTCGTCCCACAACAATAGGGGATCGAGATGAATGAATCACTTGTGAAGTATCTGGCAGGACTGCTGGATGCTGACGGCTCTTTGTCTTTTACCTTCAAAGGCGACCCGAACAACGAGGGGCGCCACTATCTAGGTTTAAGACTTAATTTGACCGCCGCCGACGCGGTCGACAAGGATCGGTTTGCAGAATCGCTCCCCACGTTGACTGGATTCGGCACGACGATGCGCTACGGCAAACAAAATCAGTTTGTCCAGTGGATCGTGGTGAAGCGGGCAGATCTCGAGATGCTACTGCCTCGCCTGATCAAGCACATGGTCATCAAGGCGAATCACTGGCAGTGGATGCTCGATATGTGGAGGGCGGCGAGAGTTGAGGGAAAGACGTGCTCGACGAAAGAGCGCGAAGCCTTGACCGCCGCAAGCAAAGAGTCGCGTCGATTGAATCGCGGACCCATCCGGCCTAAGAATCACCCCACCTGGGCGTGGCTTGCCGGATACCTTGACGGTGACGGTTGCTATTCCTATCGCAAGAATCTTGTGAATGGGTACTGGCAGTGGACCATCAACGTCAGTGCGGTTGCTCATATCAATGACATCGGAGTGCTGGAGTTCCTCCAGCGATCTTTCGGGGGTCAGTTGATTGGGCAGGGCCAGTCCGATAACGTGAAGTTGTGGAAACGCAGTCTCGGGTATCAAAACCGGGATTTCGCGTTGCGGTTCCTGCCGCATCTCGCGAAGCACTCACGGTTGAAGCGCGACAAGATCGAAGCCATGATTCATCACCACCGGCAACGACTGAGTGTTCCAGGCTCGGACCGCACTTACTGTACTTCGGAAGGATGCTCGCGACCGTCTCACGGTCACGGCTTGTGCTTGAAGCACTACTCTCGGGAATACAGGGCGCGCGAAGGGTAAGCGACAGTCTAAACGCACAATGGTGCGTTTGATCGCCAGGAAATGGTGGCGACTTTCGAGCAGCAGCAGTCCCTGCTGCGTGACACGGTCACGACCGAGGTCGAGATCAAGGGCAACACGGCGACGTTCCTCGTGGCGGGCTCCGGCTCGGCGACGGCGGTGACGCGCGGCGTGAATGGCCTGATCCCGGCCCGCGCCGATGACAACACCCAGACGTCCGTGACGTTGGCCGAGTGGCACGACCTCGTGCGCAAGACCAACTTCAACATCTTCGCGAGCCAGGGCAACCAGCGCGCGCTGATGCAGCGGACCACGATGGCGGTGATCAACCGCAAGATCGATTCCGACATCCTCACCGAACTCGCGACCGGCACGGTCAACACGGGTGCGGCGGTGACGGCCTCGGTCGGACTCGTGCTCAAGGCGAAGACGATCCTCGGCAACAGCGGTGTGCCGTGGGACGGCAACCTGTGGGGCGTGATCACGCCGGCCTTCGAGGCGTACCTGCTCCAGACCAAGGAGTTCGCCTCGCGCGAGTACATCAACTCGACCCCCATCCCGGGTGCGGACCTGGCGTGGAAGGATCGCGTGTCGGTGTACCGCTGGCTCGACGTGAACTGGGTGGTCCACCCGAATCTCTCGGGCAAGGGCACCAATGCCGAGAAGTGCTTCCTGTACCACAAGAACGCGGTCGGTCACGCCGTCAACACGGGCGGTCTGCAGACGGCTGTGGGCTACGACGAGGAGCAGGACTACAGCTACTGCCGCGTCAGCGCCTACTTCGGCAGCAATCTGCTGCAGAACAGCGGCGTGGTGGTGATGAACCACGACGGTTCCGCTTACGTCGCGGCCTAACCCACACTCAGGAGAATTGATATGGCATATGCAGTCACCAACCCGCCCGCACTGATCGGGATCGGCCCGCTCACGGGCGCGGGCAAGCTCTGGTACTACACGTCGACTGACGTCGCGACGGACGTCGATGCCTCTGGCTACTTCACCAACGGCGATGACCTTGGGATGGAAGTCAACGACATCGTGTTCGTGTGCGACACCGACACGGGTCCGGTCACGACCATTCACCGCGTCACGGCAGTGACGGCCGGTGGGGCCGCGACCGTTTCCGGCACGGGCCTGACGATCACCTGATCGATCCGGCAACGAGGGGCGGGCTCTCCGGGGCCCGCCCTTTTTCAACCACGAGGATCCAATGAGCGAAATGCAACTTTCCCCGACCGCCCTGGTCGAGACCGAGTTCTGCCGCAAGAGTTACCGCGTCTCCGTCCCGCCGGCCGTCAAGGTCGAGGACCTGGTTCGACCGGCATTCTGGGGTCATGTCGCGATGCGACTGCGCCCGGGCGACCTCATTGAGGTGCTGGCCGAGGACAACTCTTTCTACGCCGAGGTGCTGGTGCGTTCCGCACGGCGACTCGACGCGACCGTCTCGGTGCTGCGCTTCGTCGAACTCGAGAAGCCCGTACTCGACGCGAGCATCATCGACGGCTACGAAATCAAGTTCCGCGGTGCGCGCGCGAAGTTCACCATCCTGCGTGGCAAGGACGTCCTGAAGGACGGCTTCGATACCGAGGAGATGGCGCAGGCCTACCTCAATGCGCACTTGAAGGCGATGGCGGCCTGAGATGGCAACCAAGCTCGGGCTGTACAACGGCGCGCTCCTCATCCTCGGGGAGCGCTCCCTCTCGGGCTTGACCGAGGCGCGCGAGTCGCGCCGATTGCTGGACACGGTCTGGGCGCGCCCGGCCGTGAACGACTGCCTCGAGAAGGGGCAGTGGAACTTCGCGATGCGCTCGGTGGAGATCTCGGCCTCCCCGAGCGTGACGCCTTCGTTCGGGTACAGCCACGCCTTCGACCGACCGACCGATCTCGTCCGCTCGACCGCGGTGTGCTCCGACGAGCGGTTCGCCGCTCCGCTGCTGCAGTACCAGGTCGAGAGTGCGTACTGGTACGCGGACACCGACCCCATCTACGTGCGCTACGTGTCGAATGACACGGACTATGGCGGCGACCTGTCGTTGTGGCCGGGGAACTTCTCGCGCTTCGTCGAGGCGTACCTGGCGGATGCGATCGTCAAGCGCATCACGCAGGACAAGAACGAATGGGCTCGCGTGCGCGAGATCATGCGCGTGGCACTGAGCGAGGCGAAATCGACCGACGCGATGGAGCAACCGACGCAGATGCCTCCCGCCGGATCGTGGGTTCGATCGCGCGGACTGCGGGGTGGTGGTGATCGTGGCAATACCGGGAGCTTGATCGGCTGATGGCATCCGAGACCTCGCATCTGCTGGCGCTCAATCGCGGGATCATGTCCGCGCTCGGCGTGGCGCGCGTGGATCTCAAGCGCACCTCGCTCGCCGCGGAAACGATGACCAACTGGGTGCCGCGGGTGCTCGGCGCGATGAGTCTTCGTCCCGGCCTCGAGTATGTCGGCGCGACCTACGGCAATGCGGTCGCGCGTAATATCCCCTTCGTTTATTCCGCAAGCAGCACGGCCCTGATCGAGTTGACCGACTCGTTGATGCGGGTGCGCGTGAACGACGCGCTGATCAGTCGGACTTCGGTGGCGACTGCCGTAAGCAACGGCACCTTCACAACGGATCTCACCGGGTGGACGGACAGCGACGAGGCGGGGTGTATTTCTACTTGGGTAACCGGCGGCTATCTCTCGCTCGTCGGCACGGGCGGCAACTACGCCATCCGCGACCAGCTGGTGAGCGTGGCGGTCAATGATCGCGGCGTCGAGCACGCGCTTCGCGTCGTGGTGCAGCGCGGGCCGGTGCTCTTGCGGGTAGGGCCGACCTCGGGCAGTGACGATTACCTGTCTGAGCGTACCCTGCGTACCGGAACCCACTCGCTCGCCTTCACGCCGACGAGTGATTTCTACATTCGGTTGTCGAATCCGCGGCAGGCGGCGGCGCTCGTGAACTCGGTCGCGGTCGAGAGTTCCGGTGAGCTCACGTTGCCGGTGCCGTGGACAGCGGACGATCTCCCCGCCATTCGCCATACGCAGTCCGCGGACGTGGTGTTCGTCGCGTGCGACGGATACCAGCCCATGCGGATCGAGCGTTGGGGGGCGACCTCCTGGTCGGTCGTCAATTACGAGCCCGCGGACGGGCCGTTTCGCACGGTCAATACGACCGAGATCACGGTGGCGCCATCCGCATTGACCGGCGACATCACGCTCACCTCCTCGAAGCCGCTTTTCAAGGTGACCTCGACCGGGCAGATATCCACCGACTCGGTGACCGGCGAGGACCAGTTCACCGATCCCATCTATGTGAACGGTACGGGTGATTCGCGCCGGATCGCGATCAGCATCGCGGGCACCTGGACCGCGACGGTCACCCTGCAGTACTCGGTGGGCGAGGCGGGCGCGTGGATCGATCGCAACACCTACACCTCGAACACGACCGTCAGTTACAACGACGACCTCGACGGCCAACTCATCTACTATCGCCTCGGCGTCAAGGCGGGTGATTTCACCTCGGGTCCGGTCTCACTCGTGCTTTCGAGTGGATCGGGCAGCGCGGTCGGGATCGCGCGCATCACGGGCTACACCAACAACAAAGTCGTGACGGCCTCCGTAATCGACGAGTTCGGTGGCACGGACGGGACGAGC